GAGTCTTGAAAAGCACCATGTGGATTGTTTAAGTACTTGCCACCAGCAGGACCAATCAAAGAACCAATGACGTTTACCAGCTTGGTAAAAAACAACCTCAAGATGCCGTTATTTTGGTTCTGGACACTTTGAGAATAGACAATTCCTGACGTACCTAAAGAGGGTATAGCAGGAATATCTAGTTGTTGTTTTACATTAGCCATTACTTTTTAAGCCATGTCTGCCAGATAGCGCCAGCGGCAACAATAACGCCACCAATCCATAGAATTGGTTGAGCAATAGAAGCTACCCATCCAAGAACCTTAATGGCTCCTTGGGCGGCATCAATAGCCTCTACAAGACCACTTGTGTTCTTATCAATCGTATCTACTTTAGCTTCAACAGTTAGTAGACGCTCATAGATTTGCTCATGGCTTACTTCGTTCATGGTGCATCAGGCCAAGTAATAGTCCAAGGGAATCCAGACTGAGTTGGAACATCACGCAATGCTTGGCGATAAACTTCCCATGCATTAGGAATATTGGAGTTTGTCTCCAAGTTCTTGATAACAACCCAATCGCATTCTTTTAGCTTTTCATCACGGGACTGACGAACAGACTTAGCCTGTTCAGCATCTTTCTGAGCCTTGTAAGCCACTTCATGCTCTGCGGCTGTGGTAGTTACACCCTCAACAGTAGTATCTGTAAAGACAGGGCCAAGGATGTACTTTGTGTACCACTTGCCATCAATCTGCTCAACACCAGAGGCTTGAGAGTATTGGTAAACAGTGGCTCCAGTGGCTTGTGGGCCTTCAAAGACGACATCAGCACCTAAAGCCTCTAAAACTTCAATTGTTGTTGTCTCCCATGATGGGCCACCATTGGCTTTTGTGTATGCACGAAACTCTGCTTCGTACATTACTTGTCCTGATTGAATTCTTACTTGCATGATGATTCCTTACGCTATAGCCAAATTTTTACCATAACTAAACCCAAATTTATTGTGTCTAGCTCTCCATTCCACAGTAGACTTTTTAATGTCTAATTCTTTTGCCGCTTCTTTTGCAGTTTCAAAAAAACCTTCTGGTGTTGTTACACCAATAGCTTTATAGTGATTTGCACCGCCTGTTTTTGCACTCATCTTAGCCTTAACTTCAGGTCTGTGCATGGGATTTTTATCGCCACGAGACCAATCTTTAGGTTTTCCCATATGCGCTTGAGAAATCTTGTTGCGCACTTCTTGCGTAACTTTTTTTCCAAGGTTTCCATCTCTTACATTTTCACGACCAGTTCCAATAAAGACATTTTCAACTTCATAAGCACCTATATCATTTACTCGGCACATACAAAATTTACTAGACCCACGCCCACGCTCAGAAAGTTTGCCAGAATTATTCCAAATTGTTAGCCATTGTTCAAAGGTCAACAAAAATGGAATCTTTCTAGTTCTAGCGTTTGACTTTTGCATCCTGTAACTTTTTAAATATTTTGTCTTTTCTTCTTCAGTAAACATGGCAACCCCTTTGTTAAGTAATTGCCAAGTATACCATACTATGCCACCGCAAGGAAAATGTAGCTTCCACCACTTACATTGATGGCGGCTAAGATGGTTGAGTCCAACGCAAAACCTGTTGAAACTGTGGTAACAGAACCAAGAGTTGCTACTTCAGCCGCTGTGGTATTTAAAAGCAAATACGGGTCTGTTACTGTTGTCATGCCACGGGTTGTGTCGTAAACGTACCAATCACCACTTGCGTCTGTACGTTTGATTAGCACAAACCTAGCACCACCAGCACCAAATCCACAGTCAATAGTCTGAGTTGTGCCGTTGCCTGTGTATGAGCCTACTTTGGAAACACCAGCGCAAGTGGCAAATAAGTAATTGACGTAAGTGCCGCCCGATTCATTTGTACCAGTAAAACTGCCAACGCTAAACACCGATGCTGTTGGATTAGTATTATTAAAATTACTACTACCGCTTGCCCCAGAAGTGGTATTGAGATTCAATATACTGCTTGGGCCAACAGTTGCACTGTATACCATCCAACTATTAGCAGTGTTTCTTTGTTTAACAATCATCAACTCAGGCACTACCGTCAGATTGTGCGCTACAGTCCTTGCAACTCCCGTCCCTGTATAGCAAACCTCATCAAAGAAGCTGGGGGCACGTTTGAAGTACCAGTTTATATAATCTATGCCACCTGATGTATTAATATATCCAAAATTATCTGCTCCTAAAGAAACCCCATTCATATTAAAGGATGTCAAAGTATCGCTATCGTATCCTTCTGCTGCGGTTGTTCTTGTTCCAATTCTGTATCCAGCACCACGTAACCTATCATATAAAGTTCCATTATATGGAGAGCCGCTTCTTCCTCCAGTCAAACTAAAGTCAGGCGAAAACCCAACCCCTGTAACTTGAGCTACTGCACCAGTACCAGTTCTAGCAATTGCGTTATACACACTAGTCCCACTCGTAGGCACTTTCATCGGGCCTCTGCGAATTGCTATGTAGATGATTGGCGCATTAGCGGCATTACCATCTATTAAAAATCCAGTTGATGTTGGGGTTGCTAAAGTAAAAGTTGATTCCGCATCAGAACTATTTGCTTTTAACACTGCATCGCCACCACTTGAGTTATTAACAAACCCACGCATGGTGTCCATAATTTGCCAGTCACCAGTTGTACCTGTTCTTTTTATCATTAACCATTGAGGCTCATAACCAAGAGTAACAGTTGCAAGTCCACCACTATCAGTAGTAAAGCCACCACACGAAATCACATTGTCCGTACCAGTTAGGCCAAAGCCTCCTGCGTCATGGGCGAATAGGTAGGCTACATATGTTGCGCCATTGGCGTTTGTACCATAAGAGTTGCTTACTAAAATATTTGTGCTAGTTGGCTGGTCAGCAGAATCCCAATAATAAGATTGAACTGCATCAGTTGCGTTAAGCAATAAACCACCCGCAGTACCTATGCTTCTATGCCAAACAAACCATGACCCTGTTGAATCAGTACGTTTGACGATGACGCACCCTGGAACTGAACCAAGATTATGTGGAACAGACCTATTATTACCCCCAACCCCCGTATAAGTCACAACATCAAAGAACTTTGGTTGCTTGCGGAATGTCCATGAGACATTTTTTCCATTATTTTGATTGCAAAAACTATCAGTGCCAAGAGTAAATCCCGTAGATGTGAAAGCAGTTACATCAAATCCAGTTGCTGTGTATTGTGCATCGGTGGCATTTGAGTAAATTTGGTTACTTGGGCCACGAACGGTATCAACAAGAGTGTGGTAATAGGCCGCTTGTTGACGGTTTTTAATCCAGACCAACCCACCTTTTGTAGATAGGTCAATACTATTGTTTATAGACAATGTTGAGTTGTTTCCTGTATAAAGAAATGTGCTAAAAATTTGTTCTATATATACTGGTTCAACAGGCACTCCCCCTCCGAAAGCGTCATACGAGGCGGCTCCACTGGTAGCTTGTAAAGGCATCTTTATTCCTTGCTTTTGCAGTTGTCAAAATGCCAACGCTTTGCAGTGTTGACAGCGACTAATTGGTTACAGTGAACGCACTCAACTTTGGGCTTTGTTCTTCCCTTTCGCCATGCACTCATTTTAGCTTTTGCTTCTTCAGATTGCTTGCGTCCTTTCATTGGACTTGCACGACCTAACAATGCCTCAGAAGTTTTTTGTTTTGTTTTTTCAGATGGTCTATAAGTTGTAGTCAATCTAGCTTTGGCAATATTAGCCCTACCTTCTTCTGACTTAGGTTTACGCATCTTCTGCTTGTGTTCTTCTGTCATAACACGATTCTTTTGACGCTCAGAAGCAAGGCGTTTATTTTCTTCAGTATGCTTGTAACCTTGAGCACCATCACCACCATCTGTCATGTTAGTCAATGGTATGCCAATATCACGCATTTCAGCAATTAAGAAACATTCAAAATCAATAGCTTGTGCATCAGATACATTTTCTTCAACTTTGGTAATGATTGGCTTCATACCAAGTGACATAAGTTTGCGTATTTTATTTAGCTTCTTTGACTTTCGCTTGGTGTAATACTTAGCCTCATCCAAATGAAACTCGCAACGCTTTCCATGCCCCTTACCAACGTAAAAGGGCATCCCATTTCTAGGGTCTGTCAGCGTATAAACGTAGGCGGTGTTCATTAGGCTTTGAATTGTGTGTTGCTTGCCAAGACTGTGAAAGTCGCACTACCTGTCTTGATAATCAAATAACGATAGCTATCAATGCCACTAGCATTACCCGCAGTAGGCGCACCGCCTAGCCAACGTGTCGTAACACCAGATGTAGTGCCATCAACTTGCACAGCAGAGTTGTAGTAAGCAGTAGCACCTTGAGTGACTAAGAAAGCCACAGTCATTGACTGACCTGTGCTCATCAAAGTGTTTAGTGAAGTACCGCTAGAGCCTCTAAAGTTAACTGTCCAGTTAGCACTTGCGTTGCTTGTGTAGTACAAGACAGACTGAGTGGTAATGTCGTAAGCAATTGTGCCAGTTGCCGCTGTTGCTGATACTGTAGCCACCTCTGCTGCATCGTTTAGGACAATGGCTGTTTTACTACTAGAGCCAGAGAAAGTGTTTGTGCCTGTAAAGGTTTGATCTGCCGCAAGTGATACGTCACCAGGAGCCGCAAAGCCTAATGTTCCAGATCCGTTTGTCTTCAGAACATAGTTAGCTGTAGAGTCAGCAGTAGGTAGAGTAAAGGCAGTAACAAAGCTCTGCAAGTTGGAGTCATAAGCCAGCACATCTGTACCAACCGCCACTCCAAGAGCAGTCCTTGCGGCCGATGCAGTAGCACCACCAGTACCACCTTTGGTAATCTTTAGGACAGGGCCAGCATCAAACAACGCATCAATAGAGTCCAGATCAGTATTGATCTTAGTACCCCATGTGTCTGTGGATGCGCCAACTTCTGGCTTTGTTAAGCCTAGATTTGTGGTGGTTGTATCTGCCATGTTTTACCCCTAATAGTCTGAACTTTATACAGAAACTGTTGTCCAAGTTTCGGACACATCTGATTCTGTTTCCCATTTCTTTCTAGCATTAATCACAACACTAG